CCGTGGCGCACGGCGATCGGCCGCGTGCACCCGGATGACGCCGACCTGCGCACCCCCGCGGCGGTGACTGAGTGACCTGGGTGACCGACCGGCCCGCACCCCGCCGGATCCCTCGCGCGCACGCCGCGATCGCAGGCCACCAGGCGGCGGTCCTGGCCGGCGACGTGACCCGGTGGGCGCCCACCCCCACCACCACGGCCCTGGACGGCCCGGTCCCGGCCGGCGCCCCCTTCGAGGCCGAACCGATCTACGTCGAGGTGTGCGCCAAGCTCGGCTACCCCGCGTGGCCCGCGGGGGAGCCGTTCCCGCACCAGCTGGTCGTCGGCGAGGTGCTGCCGGAGACGCAGGCGCTGCCCCTGGCCGACATGTTCGACGACGAGCCCGGGCCGGCCGAGGCCGCAGCGTTCCTGTGCGCGGAGATCGACGACGCCATGAGCGAGGTCACGTCGTGAGCGGCCTGCGCCCGGGCGACGTCGTCATCGACGAACCACGGAGTGACCACGGCCTGATCCTGCAGGACCGTGAGGGCGACATCGTGTCGTGGAAGAACGGGGACTGGCAGCGGTGCGGCGAGGCCGTCACCTGGCGTGACGTCGTCGACTACTTCCCGGTCACCGTCCTGGCTGTGCCCGCCAGCCTCGCCCCGGCCGACGAGTGGGAGCCCGTCGAGGCCGGGGACGTCCGGGTCGGCGACGACATCGAGGTAACCCAGGAGTGGGACCACCACTCAGCGCGGGCCGTGCACCTGTGCAAGGTCTTCGCCATCACCGCGCCGGACGAAGGACGTCGCCGCAAGGTGCAGCTGACCCCGAACGAGCCGGACGACGTCCTGTGGATCGGCCTGCTGGTCGAGGGGAAGCAGGAGACCATCCGCCGTCGGGTGCGGCAGCCGATGCCCGAACCCACAGCGCCCGCCGTCGTCCGCCACGCCGGGCTCTTGGCGGCACGACCCGAGGGCGACGAGTCGGTGGGCCGATGGCTGCTGCTCAGCCGCCGCCTCAGCGGTGACTACTGGTGGAAGACCTGGGCCGAGATGCTCGCCCTGGACCCGTCCACCGACCCCGTGCTCGTCGACCTCGGCGGCGGTGCGTGATGGGGCCAGCCTCTCGCGCCGATCCCGCTGCGCACCGTGCCCGGCCTGTCGCTGTCCTGCGCGATGGACATCTGCGGCGCCTGCTCCCGGACCGACTGCACCTGCACCTGCCACCGGAAGGTGAAGACCTCGTGATCGTGCTGCAGCTCACCGCCGCGGAGGCCCGGTCGATGGCGGCACTCCTCGACGACGCGCGAGCCGACGGCGGGATCGTGCTCGTGGCGTGGGACGCCATCGACCGCGCCGTGAAGGTCAAGGACGGCATCTGGTCGCCGCCGCTCGGAACGGTGATCGTCGATGACTGACACCGTCACCGAACCCGTTGCGGCCGAACCAGTCCGCATCCCCACGCCCGGCGCCGTCGAGTCGTTCCCCGACCTCGTTCAGCGCACAGACCCCTGGTATCAGCAGCGCTGCGGCCTCATCACCGCATCCGCGATCGGGAAACTCATCACCGTCCGGCACCCCGGCGCGCTGGAGTACACCTGCCCAGCCTGTGAAGCCGAACCGCAACAGCCATGCCGCAGCATCCGCACCGGGCAGGCCAACAAGAACGTCCACCCCGAACGGACCACCCGCGCGGCCGACGGCCGCGGAACCACCCCGACCATCATCGAGCTCGCCGACGGCGACTAAGCACGCGGCGTCGTCATGGTCGCTGCGGCAGAACGCATCACGGGGTTCGTCGACCCCACGTTCGTCAGCGTCGACATGGAACGCGGCCTGTACGACGAGCCCCTCGCCGCAGACGCCTACGCCAAGCACCACGCGCCCGTCGACCCATGCGGGTTCATGGTGCGCACCTGGGGAGACACCCGGCTCGGCTACTCACCCGACGGACTCGTCGGCACCAACGGCCTCATCGAAATCAAGTCCCGGCGCGGGAAAAAGCAGGTCGAGACCGTCCTGACGGGCGAGGTTCCGGCCGAGAACATGGCGCAGCTGCAGGCCGGACTGTTCGTGTCCGGCCGCGCGTGGGTCGACTACGTGTCGTTCTCTGCCGGCCTGCACCTGTGGACGATGCGCGTCACCCCTGACGCCCGATGGTTCGACGCGATTCGGGCCGCCGTCGAGGCCTTCGAGGAGGCCGTCACGGCGACCGTCGCCACCTACCAGGAAGCGGTCAAGGGACTGCCGATGACCGAACGCCCCGTCGAAGACATGGTGCTGTGAAATGGATATGACGGACACGATCATCCCTCGCAGCGACCAGATGAACGCCGAGGACCTGCTCGCAGGACCTCGGACGTTCACCATCAAGGAAGTCCGCAAGGCCGCGTCCGCCGAGCAGCCCGTAGAGATCGTGCTCGCCGAGTTCCCTGCCGGCCGCCCGTGGAAGCCGTCGAAGACGGTGCGGCGCATCCTTGTGTCCGCGTGGGGGCCGGAGGCGAACGCCTACGCGGGGCGGCGGGTGACGCTGTTCCGGGACCCGGACGTGAAGTTCGGCGGGATGGACGTTGGCGGGATCCGTGTGAGCCACCTTTCGCACATCGCGAAGCCGTTCACGCTCGCGCTCACCGTCACTCGGGGGAAGCGTGCGGCGCACCGGATCGAGCCGCTCCCGGATGACGCACCGACGGTCCCTTCCGTCACGCCGGGCACGCTGGCCGAGCTGCGGGACCTGTTCGCCCGCAAGGGAATCGCGAAGGACGCGCAGTTGGTGGGCGTGAACCGGGTCATCGGTGGCGCCGCTACCGACATTGAGGTCATCACCGAGAAGGACGCCCGGCGGGTGATCGCGGCGCTGCGGCAGCGTCCCGACGCCACTGTGGAACCGGCCGAGCAGCCGCCTGCCGCCGCGGTCGAGGCCGCCGCCGACGGCGATGAGCTGCTCGACTACGACCCGACCACCGACGACGACTTCGGCATGGACGGCGCCGAGGCCGCAGCCGAGGGCCAGTGATGGCCCGGAAGATGACCAGGGACGAACGGGCCCGCGTCCCGTCGTATCCGGAGCGGCGACCAGTCCTGGACGTCGCGCAGGCCGCATGCCGGCCAGTCCCGGAACAGATGTACCCCCCGGACGCGATGCGCGGCCCCGAGCGGCGCGCGTGGGTGGCCGCGGCGAAGGCCTTGTGCCGGGCGTGCCCGCTGCAGTCGCCATGCCAGGCTGAGGCCCTCCGGAACCGCGAGCCGTACGGCGTGTGGGGCGGCCTCGACGAAGACGACCGCGAGGCCATCTTCGGCCAGCGTGAGCAGGTCGCGTCGTGAGCGCAACCCTGGTCGTCGGGATCGACCTGTCCCTCACCTCCACCGGCATCGCGGCCCTCCGCTGGGGCGACCTCGACAGCCACGGTGTGACATCCACATGGACGACCCGCGTTCAGTCCAAGGGGCAGGCTGGAGCCAGCCTCGCCGCCCGGATACGGCGCCTGCGGAACCTGCGTCAGGCCATCGTCGACTACGCGTCCGGCGCCGACCTCGTCGTCATCGAGGGCCCGTCCTACGCGCAGGCCAACGCCGCGGCAGCGCACGACCGGTCCGGACTGTGGTGGCAGATCGTCGACCTACTCGACGACGACTTCGGCTGCACCGTCGTCGAGGCCGCGCCCAAGTGCCGGATCAAGTACGCGACCGGCAAGGGCAACCTCGGCAAGGACGCCGTGCTCGCTGCCGTCGTCCGCCGGTACGCCGACGTCGATGTCACCGGCAACGACGTCGCCGACGCGTTGGTGCTCGCCGCGATGGGGGCAAGACATCTTGGCCACCCCATCGAGGACTCCCTACCTGCAACACACCTCGCGGCCATGGCGGGCGTCGCCTGGCCCGCCACCACAACGGGAGGAACCCGCTCGTGACCGTCACAACCAGCCTGGAGATTGAGGTTCCGATCTCAGCCCTGCACGCCGCCGTCAAGGCCGTGCTCCCGCACGCGGAACGTCCGAAGCTCGGCGCCGACCCGATGGATCAGCCCCTCGCCCGCGTCCGGGTCATCGCCGCCGCCACCGAACTGCACCTGCTCGCCACCAACGGCCGCACCAGCGCCATGGCTGCGGTCAGCATCATCGAAGGCAGCGACAGCAGGGGCATCCGCTTCTCGGCCGAGGACGGCCCGTACGCCGTCGACATCCACCCCAAGTCCCTGCGCCTCATCGTCGCCGGGCTCACCGCGCAGAAAGTCGAAGGGGAGATGAAGGGCGTCGCCGCCCTCGTGTTCGAAGAGGCCGACCCGGACGGGATGGACGGCGGGATGGTGACCGCGATCGACTCCACCGGGCTCTGGCCCGGATCCCGGGTGTCGCGCACCCTGCTGCCCCTCGCGGAGCAGTTCCCCGACGTCGCCGGGTTGTTGTCGAAGGCCCTCGGCGCCGCGGAGGGCACCTACAAGCCGCTCGTCACCGCGGGTGTCGATCTCGCCGCGTTCACCGCCGCATCGAAGGCGTACGACGCGCCGCTGCAGGTCGAGCCCGTCGGCACCGCCGGACAGCGCGGGTGGATCGTCCTGTGCGGGCCCGCGTTCGCCGGCAGCATCGAGGGAGGGCACGGCGACGACGACTCCCTGAAGCGCCGCGACTCGTGGCGGCGCACGCACATGGAGCGCCTCGGCCTCGCCACCCCACTCCAGTCGGTCGGCTGACATGGCGCGCATGCCCGACACGATCAGCGTGCGGCTCGACGTCAGCGACATGACCGACGTCCTCGGCACACTCTCGCAGGCGTTCCAGGACTGCGCGGACGCCCTGCTCATGGCCCGCGACAAGCTCGACGAAGCGCACACCCGGACCGAGCAGGAAGACGTGCCCGACGAGGCCACCGCCGTCGAGCTCGAACGACTCCAGATCCTCAAGCAGGCGCTCGGTGCCGACGTCATGCGCCGGTCGTGCACGTGCGGCAACAGCTTGTCCCCGGACCGCGGGCATCACCCGGCATGCGCCCTCTCCGGGAGGTCCGACTGATGGGCGCCTTCACCGACGACCTGACCGCGCTGCTCGCCGAGATCGATGGCGAGGGTGAGAGCTACTACTCGACCGTTCTGGCGGACTACAGCGACGACATCGAGCACGTCACCACCAAGATGCTTGACCGCAGTCGCTGGGTCGTCTTGCAGCTCGACGTCTACCGCCGCAAGGCAGACGGCGCACTCGCCGGGATCCGCTGGGACGCACCCGCCACCGAGGAACAGGAAGGCCAGGACCTCAACCCCGTCGTGGTCAAGGTCGAGGAGTTCACCCGCACGGACTACCGGCAGGTGAGCTGATGGCCTCCACGTCGATGCTCATGGCCGAGATCGTGGCGGTCCGGCGCCGCCACGACGACGCCCGCGGCCGCGCCTCCGTCGAGCACGCCGACGCATCCTCCCGGCTGTGGCTCGTCGCCCTCGGCACCGACTATGGCCGGCTCATGGCCTCCCTCGGCTCCCTCGACGACCTCAACTCCGACGGGCCCGGCGTCGACCCGCGCGACGCCCTGCTGGAGCTCCTGGCCGACGGACATGCCTTCCTCACCGCGATGGACGAACGGCCCGGCGTGAGCGTCCAGACCGGAGTCCTCGACCGCTACAGGGCGGGCAGGGGATGAGCCAGGTGCCGGGGCGTGGCGGGGTAGGCGTCAGCCTGCCCGGAGAAGCGCTGCGCCCCGGCACCCTCCACAACACCGAACCCCTGCGAGAGAAGGACTGAACCCATGGGATGGGGCAGGCTCGACGACGGATGGCACGACCACCCGAAGGTGATCGCCGCCGGACTCGAAGCGGCAGGGCTCTGGACGATGTGCTGGACGTGGGCGCACAAGGCCCGCCGCACCTCGCCAACGCCCGGCGTCGTCCCCGAGGCGGTCGTGTCCAGGTTCGCCGGCAGCAAGGCGCGCAAGCTGTCCGCCCGGCTCGTCGAGGTCGGCCTATGGGAGGCCGAGACGGCGGACGGCTACCCGATCCACGACTTCGATGAGTACCTGCCGAGGTACGACACGGAGCAGGCGAAGGTCGCCGGGTCGGCGGGTGGAAAGGCCAAGTATGGCAAGCAAACCGCTAAGCGAACCGCTAGCAAACCGTCAAGCGAACCGCTAGCAAACCGTCAAGCGGATTCCAAGCAAACCGACCCTCGCGCGTACCCCCGCGCGTCTGCGCGCAGGAACCCCGTACCCGTTCCTACGGAAGAAGCTAACGCTTCTTCCGCGGAGCTCGACGTCGCGGACACTTCGCCTCCGGCGGCGCCTGACGGCGCGCAAGCCCTGATCGCCGAATGGATCGATCACTGCAACGGCGGTCGGCCACCCGGACGCGTCATCGGCCAGGTCGCCAAGGAGCTCGGGCTGATGCTCGCCGAAGGCATCCCCACCGCCGACGTCCGAACCGGCCTCGCCACCTGGCACGGTCTCGGCCTGCACCCCTCAGCGCTCGCATCCGTCGTCCACGAATCCCGCACCGCCGCCGACCGGCAGCGCCGCACCCCCGACCGCCCGAACAGCGCCGAGAACCGCCTCGCCAAATCCGCCGAGATCGCCGCCCAGTTGCGCGCCGAACGCGACCAACCCCTCGCCATCGGCGACCACCTCGACCTCACCGAGATCGGGAACCTGCCATGACCCTCGAAGAAACCCTCGCCCTGCTCACGTACGCCAACCAGCTCGACCCCCGCGTCGAACTCACCCCCGAGACCACCCGCGTCTGGTGCGACCTCATCGGCGACCTGCAGCTGCTGGCCGCCCGCGAAGCGCTCCGCACCCACTACCGGCAGACCGCCGCCCGCGTGTTCCCCGCTGACATCCGCCGCCTCGTCAACGGGGCACCCAACGCCGGCCGGATGGCGAAGGCCACCACCTGCCCGAAGTGCAACGGCATGCACGGCTGGGACGACTGCTCGGTGCTCATCACCCGGTCGGTCTGGGAGGAGCGGATGGGCTACACGTTCCGCGACCTCGTCGACGACACGGTCGACGAGATCCGCGCCAGGCGGCCCGGGCAGGACTTCCTCGACCTGCGAGCGACCTCGTGAACGCGAAACCCGCCGCCCCCGCGCCGACCGGTGGTATCCCGGTGCCGTCCGTGACGCACATCCGGGCCGTCGTGAAAGTCCCGACCGCCGTGAACCGGTTCACCACTTGCGACGTCGCGTGGCTCCCGTCGGAGGGGTGGTTCTGTGGCTGTGAGGCGAACACGTTGCGCCGGCCCTGCGTGCACGTCCGCCTCGTCATCGACGCCATCACCGGCAGCACGTCGTGACCCGGCATCCGCGGTTGCTCGACGCGTTCTGCGGCGAAGGCGGCGCCGGCATGGGCTACCACCGCGCCGGGTTCGACGTCTACGGTGTCGACCTCTCGGCGAAGGCGCTGCGCCGCTACCCGTTCCCGTCGGTCCGCGCTGACGCCGTGTGGTTCATCGCCGAGCATGGCCACGAATTCGACGCCATCCACGCCAGCCCGCCCTGCAAGGCGCACAACGACCTCCAGCGGCAGTGGAAACGCGACCACCCGAACCTGATCCCGCCGACCCGCGCCGCGCTGATCTCGACCGGACGCCCGTGGGTGATGGAGAACGTCGAAGGCGCGCCCCTGCTCGACCACCTCACGCTCTGCGGCGAGGCATTCCAGCTCGGCTGCACGTGCAACGACGGGCTCTACCGTCCGCTACGCAGGCACCGGCTGTTCGAGTCCAACGCACCGCTGATGTCCCCGGGCTGCGCCTGCTCGCACCGGCAGCCCGTCGGCGTCTACGGCAACGGCGGCGGCGGTCAGATGGGCCGCGGCTACAAGGGCGACCTACGCGAGTCGGTCGAGGCGATCGGCGTTCCGTGGATGTCCCGCGCGGGCGTCTCACAGTCGATCCCGCCCGCGTTCACCGAGTTCCTGGGCGGCCAACTACTCGATCACCTCGCGAGGGCCGCCGCGTGCTGACCTACGCCGGCATCCCCATCGACGAACTCCGGGACCTGCCCTCCGACGCCAGGGCGCGGCTGATCCGGATGCTCTCGGTCGACATCAAGGCTGCGGCAGCCCGCAACCGGGCCATCCTGCGCGCCCGACGCGCCGCCTACGTCGCTGGCGAGCTGGCCGGCGAACCCGTCTCGCCCGAACTCGCCGACTACCGGCGCGCCCAGATCTGCCCCCCGAACCGTCGCATCGTCAGGAGGACCGCATGAGCCCCTACCCGCCCGAGGGTCTGCCAGGAACACCCCCGGAAACCGCCCCTGAACAGCCGTCAGCGCCTGTCCAGCGACCCGAACCCTCCGAGGTGGCACTGGGAGACACCCTGGAAATTCTGGGCCGCGACACGCCGGGAAAACGACCCCGCGACCACCATGACCCGCAGTGCCCCGGACGCAAGGTCATCTGGCACCAGGCAGGGAACCGCACCGGCCACTGCTCCGGGTGCCACTGCACCTTCGACAGCCTCGCCGCCTTCGAGCGACACCGCTGCGACGGAGCCTGCCTCTACCCCGGCGACATCACCGACAGCACCGGCCGCAAGCTGTACGAGCGCCGCGACGTCGACCTGTGGGCCGACACGCATGACGCCGGGACGACGTACTGGCGGCTCACCCTCACCGACCAGCAGGCCGAGCGCTTCGACCGCCTGCACGCCGAGCACACCGAGGCCGCCTCGTGACCGCCGTCGAGCAGTGGGCATGCAAGCCCTGGTGCCAAGCCGCCAACCCGTACGTCGCCGTCGCCTGCGACTGCGGGATGGCCGACGTCCGCGCCCTGGTCGCCGAACGCGACCAACTGCGCGAACTCATCGACCAGGCCATTGACGCATCCGCCGTCAACGACGGTGACGAACTACGCCGCATCCGCGCAGAGGCAGGCCTCACGTGACCCCGGACCGGGCCGCCATGCGCGTCACCACGCCCGGCACCTGGGCCAAGTTCAGGCACGGCCGCCGACACCACTACGTAACCGCCCACATCCGCACCATCGACACCGTCGTCATGGCCTGCGGCTACCAGACATGGGCCGACAACGCCGTCACCATCACCCCCCCTGGCGGACCTCCACCAAGGCGAAGCGTGCCGCGCCTGCCAGCACGCACTGCGGGGCATCTGATGACCGCGACCCTGCGCCGCCCCCGTGTCGCCGTCATCGTCCTCGCCGCCGCCCTCGCGTTCATCGCCGCCGACGGCGTCCGCTGCGGCGACGACCACTACGGCGGCGGGCGCACCGCGCATCCCGCCAGCATGCGGCCATGACCAAGCCACCCACCGGGCGCTACGTCAGCCCCTGGCCGCTCGAGCCGCCACGCCCGCCACGCACCAGCTGGTGGCAACGCCTGCGTGCACGCCGCGCAGCACGCAAGGCCGCCTGGCGCGAAATGTCCCGAGGCAACGAACAGGAGCACAGGTGAAGCACGCGGAAACCTGCCGGTGCGGCGCATCCCTCACCGTCGAGGACGACCAACGCGCCGACGTCCTCAGCGCAGTCGCCGCCTGGCGCACCACCCACCCATGCCTACCCCCCGGCCAGCCCGCCCGCAACGAACCACAGCAGGGCGGCAGCACCTGCGGCGTCATCGGGTTCACGCCGTCGATCTACCGAGGGGACGTGCTCGGTTGAGCGCTCAGTGCGGGACGTGCGGGCAGCCCGTCCACGACGTCGGCATCCTCTGCGCGAAGTGCACCGGGAAGCTCCGCCGGCAACTGCTCGACGTCACCGAACTCGACATGCTCACCGAAATCGAGATCACCATCACCCGGCAGAACGTCACCGGCAACGGCGCCGGCGAATCCGGCAGCGCCGTCCCCTTCGACCCCGAAGCCTCAGCGCGAGCCGCCCACCTCCGCGCCCGACTCACCAAATGGACCCGCACCCTGCTCGGCAACAGCGACCACGTCTGGCCCCAGGACCCCGCCGCCTGGCTCGCCGACCAGACCAACACCATCCGCCTACGCGACTGGGCCAAGACCTGCCAGGACGAACTCGGCGCAGCCATCGAAGCCGTCCGCGCCAGCATTGACACACCCGCACAACTCGCGTTCGTCGCCCGCTGCGGAGCCCAGATCTTCGACCCCTACGTCGGCCGCGAGATCACCTGCGGACGCGTCATCTGGGCCCGCCCCGACGCAGGTGTCGGGCACTGCAAGTGCGGCAACACCGTCGACCGCAAGGAAGCGCAGGTCAAGCTTCTCGACGACGCCCGAGACGAGGTCTATCCAACGACGACCCTCGTCCGGCTCCTTGGCGCCTGTGGACTGTCGGTGCCCGCTGGGACCATCCGCCAGTGGAAGGCCCGCGGTGACCTCCACCAAGTCAACCCGATCAGCTCACCCCGGCCCCTGTACCGCGTCGGCGACGTCCTCGACCTGGCATTGCGCCATGTGACACATCACGAAAAGTTGCAGGTCAGCGCCCCGTAACGCTTACATTGGGTACGGTCCACGAAGAGGTGTCAGAAGAACGTTGCCCAGAACCCAGCCAACCGAAGCCCCGATCCCAGCCCCCGAGATCGGGGCTTCAGCACGCCCAGGGTGGTGATGCCGTGAGCCGGCACACCCCCCGCGACCGGGCCTACTGGCGCCTACGCGAGATCGTCCGACGAGAAGAACCGGACTGCTGGCTGTGCGGCCAACCGATCCCCCCCGGTCTCAAGTGGCCACACCCCGCATCGTTCAGCGTCGACCACATCGCCACCGCAGCCCGAAACCAAGACGCCCGATGGGACCGCGACAACGTCCGCGCCGCACACCTCCAATGCAACCGGCACCGAGGCACGGGCCAACCCCAACCCCAACCCCAACGCCGCGCCGACCCCGGCCCAAGCCGCACCTGGTGATCCACAGAACCCCGGGGGGGTATCACCCGAAACAGGCCAAACCGTCTACCTGCGCGCAGTCGACATTTCGCGCGCGCGGCCAGTGATGATCAGGTGTCCCGTCCTGGCGCCGGAGGGCGGTGACCCGCGATGGCTGATCTGCGGCGGGTGTGCCCGCAGTGCAAGCGGCGGTTCCGGCCGGCGAAGGCGACGCGGCGTCTGTACTGCGAGACGTGCCGGCCGTCGCGGCTCCGGCCGGGGACGGCTGAGCCCCAGCAGGGGACTGATCAGGGTGCTCCTGGGGTGATCGAGGCCCGGGTGTTCTCCGACCTGGAGTTGGTGGAGCGGCACGGCACGGTCGAGGGCCTCATCGCCCTGTCGGTGGCGAGGGATCTGGACTCGGGCCGGGTGGCGCCGGCGCAGAAGCCGGGCGTGGGCCAGAAGCTGGCGTTGCTGCTCGCTGCGGCGCTGGAGGGCACCAGGACGCCCGAGCCGGACCGGGTGGATGACCTGGCCACGCGGCGCGCTCAGCGGGCGGCCAGCGCCTGATGGAGCCGTCTTACCGGCTGGGGCAGCCGGCGTACCTGTCGATCCCGGACGGTCGCCGCGGCTCGTACGGGGATCTGGTCGGCGAGGTCGCCGAGATGATGCATCGGCCGTTGGATCCGCATCAGCTGCTCGCGGTGGACGCGATCAACTCGTATGGGCGGGGCGGCCGATGGCTGGCCCTGGAGTCCTGCGTGGTCGGCCCCCGGCAGGTGACGGGGAAGACCGGCGGGATCGTCCTGCCGAGTCTGATCGCGAACGTGCTGACGTGGAGCGAGCCGGACGTTGCGGTCTGGTCGGCGCACCGGATGAAGACGACGATGCTGACGGTCAAGGACCTGCAGAAGATCATCGAGGGCTCTGGGGAGTTCTCGAAGCGGGTCCGGAAGTTCTCTGTGAAGGACGACGACGCCGAGCTGTCGCTGATCAATGGGTCGTCGGTCATGTTCGTGACCCGGTCTGAGGGCAACGCCCGCGGCATGTCCGGCGGCGATGTCGTTGACGACGAGGCGCTCTACATGACCGAGAGCCTGGCCGGCGACCTTATGCCGATCATGGCGTCTCGCCCGAACCCGCGGGTGATGCACGCATCGTCGGCGGCGAAGGCCAAGAGCGTCTACCTGCAGAAGTTGATGGCGCGCGGCCGGGCCGGCGACTCAGGCCTGGTCTACGTCGAGTTCCGGGCGCCCGGATCCTGGGAGGAACCGGGTTGCGCCGAGCTGGGCTGCACGCACGACGCGGTTCCCGGGTGCGCGCTGGATGACCTGGATGTGGGGCTGTTCGCGGCGCCGTCCGTCGTGCATGGGCGGGTGGGCCGCGAGGTGCTGGTGATGTTGCGCGGCGCGATGTCACCCCGGGAGTACGCCCGGGAGATGTACGGCTGGGAAGAGTCCGGGGCGTCCGACGTGAACGGGATCCCGGCGGCCGGGTGGGCGGCGTGCCGGGATGTCGGGTCGGAGCCGGACGGGCTGGTCGCGTTCGGGCTGGACGTGACGCTGGACCGGTCGGCGGCGGTGATCGGCTGCGCGGGCCGGACGGCGGACGGCACCCCGTACGTCGAGGTGGTCGAGCAGGCGGCCGGCACGGGCTGGGTGGCGGAGCGGCTTGCCGGGATCGTGGCCCGGCACGGCGGGTCGGTGGTGGTGGATGGTTCGTCTCCGGCGCGGTCGCTGGTGGCGGAGTTGGAGAACGCCGGGATCAACGTGGTGCAGCCGCAGGCGGTGGAGATCGCCGGGGCGTGTGGGCAGTTGTTCGACGCGATCGTGTCGGGGTCGCTGCGGCATCGGGGGCGTCCGGTCCTGGATGACGCGGTGGCGGCGGCGGTCCGTAAGCAGGTCGGCGATGGGGCGTTCCGGTGGTCGCGGCGCAGCAGCGGGGCGGACATCACCCCGTTGTATGCGGTGACGTTGGCGTGGATTGACCGGCAGGCGGCGGATGTCAGTGGCCCGAGCATCTGGTGAGAGGGGGCCTTCGGTGGCTGCGGTTCTGCTGGTCGGAGGCCTGGCGTGTGTGGTGGCGGCGGTGGCTGGGCTGGCTGGCTTGTGGTGGGCGTTGCTGGCGTGCGGGGTGCTCCTGGCTGGTGGTGGGGTGTTGACGGCGGTCGCTGACCGGGCTGTGGCCCGGCCGGCGCGGGCCGGCGTGGGGGATTCCGGGCGGCGGCTGGCGCCAGTGGCGCCGGAGGGTGAGGTCGCCGCGTGAGGGCACTCGACGCGCTGGCTGGGATCCTGACCCGTGGCGCGGGGTATGCGCTGGAGAACCCGCTGAACCCGCTGTCGGGTGAGCGGCTGCTGGCGACGGTCTCGTCCCCGGATGAGATCTGGTACGAGGACGGCCGGCGCCGGCGGGACCCGCTGACGGTCGGGGTGGTGTACCGGTCGGCGCAGATCATCGCCTCGGTGGTGGCGGGCTGCCCGATCGAGGTGACGGACACCCGGTCGAACGAGGAGTTGCCGTTCGAGCCGGTGACCGGGCCGCGAATGGGCGCGACGTCGTTCGAGCTGTGGCAGACCGCGGTCGTGCACATGATCCTGTGGGGGAACGCGTTCCTGCGGAAGGGCTACGACCGGCGCGGGCAGCTGCAGGTGCTGCTGCCGATCCACCCGGCCCGCGTCGAGGTGAAGATCCTGGATGCGACGGACATGGGTGTGCCGTTCGCGAAGCTCTTCATCATCGACGGGAAGACGGAGCTGACCGAGCGCGAGGTCATGCACATCCCGGGCATGTCCGTCGATGGGATCCTGGGGATCAGCCTCGTCGGGAACATGCGCCGCCTGTTCGACATCTCCGTATCGACGGAGCTGGCTGCGGACAAGATCTACGAGCGGGGCATGCTGTCGTCCGGGTTCCTGACGACGGACTCGATGCTGACGCCGACGCAGGCGGACACCCTGAAGGCCAGGTGGCGGGCGAAGGTCCAGGGCATCGACAACGCCGCTGACGTCGCGGTGCTGGACCGGGGCCTGAAGTTCCAGCAGCTGTCGATGCACCCGGCCGACGCCCAGTTCCTGGAGACACGGCAGTTTCAGCGCGGCGAGCTCGCGATGCTGCTGGGCATCCCCGGCTGGCTGGTCAACGATGCGGCGTCGGAGAAGAGCGGCCGGCTCACCGAGCAGCAGTGGAAGGCGTTCGTGGTCACCACGATCCGCTCCTACACCTCACCGATCGAGGCGCGGATCCGGCGCGAGCTGCTCGCCCCGTGGGAAAAGGCGTCGTTCGACCTCGACGAGCTGATGAAGGCCGACGCGGCGGCCCGGGCCGAGTTCTACAACGCGGGCCTGACCGGCGGGTGGCTGGTGCCGAACGAGGCGCGCGAGGAAGAGGGCCTTCCGCCGGTGGCGTGGGGCAATGACCGGGTGCTGCCGTTCAACACCAGTGCAGGCGCCCAGAAGAGTGGATCAGCAGCGCCTCAGTCCGACGACGCAGGAGACAACTGATGACGGTCACGTTGCGGCGTGCGGGCGCCTTGGATGTGGTGGAGCGGCGGCTGCGGCCGGTCGCCGGCGGGGACTTCACGGTCACCAGGGCCCCGGATGCTGCACCGGTGTTCGCCGGGCACGCCGCGGTCTACAACATGCGGACGGCGATCGGGAACCCGCTCACGTGGGGTTGGAAGGAAGAGGTCGCGCCCGGCACGTTCGACAAGTCCCTGGCGGAGTTCGACCAGCGGTTCCTCGTCGATCACGACACGAGCATGATCGTGGCCCGCAAGTCGGCCGGCGACCTCAGGTTGTCCTCGGACGTGACCGGCGTCGCGGTGGACGCCGACCTGGACGTCCTCGTCTCCTACATCGCCGATTTCGCCCGGAACGTTGAGATGCGCCGGATTACCGGCATGTCGATCGGCTTCCAGGTGGTTCGGGACGAGTGGACGTGCGAGACGGTCGAGACGACTGACGGTGACAGCGCGGAGATCGACGTCCGCCGCATCGTCGAGGCCAAGCTGTTCGAGGTGTCCGGGGTGACGTTCCCCGCCTATGAGGAGACGGACGCTGGCCTGCGGTCGGCGTCCGTTCAGGTCCGCGAGCTGCGCGGCCTGCCCATGACTCGCGGCGCCAGCGACGCCGCAGACCCCGCGCCGCCCGTCGAGGGCACCCGGGGTGACACCGGAGCGCCGCCCGTCGAGGGCACCCGCCGGATCGCGACCCAGCTCGGCATGCGCGCGGACGCGCTGGCAGCCAGGTACCGGCTGAACCGCTGAGCCACGACGCAATCAACCCTCGAACGATCGGAGTATCACCATGAGCGCGCGACTGCGCAGTCTCATCGAAGAGCGGGCGAACCTGTGGCAGCAGGCCCAGGACACCCGCGCCCGGCTGGACAGCGACCGCGGCGAGGCCGTGGACCCGGACCTGTCGGACACCTGGCGCGGCCTCCTCGACAAGGTCGAGAAGCTGTCCTCGCAGATCGACGACGAGGAGCGGGCGCTGCGCTCGGCCCGCGCCATCGACTCGGTCCCGGACGTGCGGGACAGCCTGCCGAAGCCGGAGGCCGACGCCTCCGAGTCCTACTCGCGGGCCTTCAGCACGTGGTTCACCCGGGGCATCTCCGCCCTGGACGGCGACGACCTGAAGCTGCTGCAGCGCTCGGGCACCCCCGGCGAGGAGTTCCGGGCGGCGGCCGAGGGCACCGGCAGCGCCGGCGGCTACATGGTCCCGACGACCACCCTGCAGCGGATGGTCGAGGTCCAGAAGCTGTACGGCGGTATCGCCCGGCTCGCGACGGACCTGCCGACGGACACCGGGAACCCGCTGAACTTCCCCTCCAACGACGACACGTCGAACGTCGGCGCGATCCTCGCGGAGAACACGGCGGCGACCGAGCAGGACTTCACGATGGGGCAGGTGACGCTGAACGCGTTCACCTACACCTCCAAGATCGTGCGGGTGTCGGTGCAGCTGCTGCAGGACAGCCTGTTCGACCTGAACGCGTGGATCCCGAAGAAGTTCGGGCAGCGCATCGGCCGGGCCGAGGCCGCCCACTTCGCGACCGGAACCGGCACCGGCCAGCCGCAGGGCGCCACCGTCGGCCTGTCCTCGGGCAAGACGATGGGCACCGCCAACACCCTCAAGTACGCCGACCTGGTGGACCTGGAGCACTCCATCGACCCGGCCTACCGCGACCCGCAGAGGGCGTCGTACGTCCTGTCCGACCCGGCGCTCGCCGCGGTCCGCAAGGTCGTCGACAACAACAACCGGCCGGTGTGGACGCCCACGTTCGCGGTCGGGATGCCCTCCACCATCAACGGGTTCGGCTACACCGTCGACAACTCGCTGCCGGACATGACCGCCGCCAACAAGCCGATCATCTTCGGTGACATCGCGGAGGCGTACATCGTCCGCCGCGTGGCCGGCGCGTCCGTCCTGCGCCTGACCGAGAGGTACGCCGAGTACCTGCAGGTGGGGTTCCTGGCGTTCGCCCGCACCGACGGCCGCGTCCAGAACGCGTCCGCGGCGAAGTACCTGACCGCGCTCTGACCCACCGGCCCTCTCGTCGGCCTGCCGCCCGGACTCCCGCAAGCCGGGCGGCAGGTTGACTCCACCACCTGAGGCAAGGAGACCTGTCATGGCCAAGACCAACACCACACCGAACACCCCCGATGAGCCGGCCGAGACCGCGCCGGACGCCGAGGCGCTCATGTTCGAGGCTGCCGCGAACGGCGGAGCGAACTGGATTCCGGCCGTCCCGGACGTGGATGTCGTGGCCGTCCCGTCGGTGCGCGCCGACGGCACCCCCGACCAGACGCCCGGGTTCGTCCAGATCACCGAGCCCGCACCGGAATGACCGCCCGCAGGATTGCGGCGGCGATCGGCCGGCCATGGCCGGGCCGGGCAGCGCACGACACGCCGGAGGGAGAACCGGATGAGCGGCTTCACCGCGCCGACGCACGGCCCGACGGGGACCGTGACGGCGCCGCTGGCGACGTCGGACCTGGCGACGTTCATGCGCACCGACCCGACCAGCGAGATGCAGCAGCCCCTGACGGCGGCGATCTCGACCGTTGAGCGGCGCTGCGGCCCGATCGTCGGCGGACAGCGCACCTACCTGGCGCAGCAGTCGAGCGGCGCCAACCGCACCATCTACCCGATGTGGAACATGCGGGCGCTGGCCCTGCCGATCCAGGGCCTGCAGCTCGCCTCGCTGGACGTCCTGACCGACCCGTACGGCCTCGACGTGACCGGCGCCCTGACCGCGCCGGACATCGACTGGATGGCCGCCGTCGTCGTCTGCCCGTACATGCGTCGCGGCATCTGGCAGGTCACGGCCACGACCGCCAGGGACGCCGCAGACGCCGCGGCACTGAAGGAGGCGGCACTGGTGATCGGCAAGCACCAGTGGGAGGCCAGGCGCGGCATGCAGGCCCGCCCCGGGCCCTACGGTGACGCCGCACCCCCGGTCTCCGGCTTCGCCATCCCGCGGCGCGCGCAAGAGCTGATGGCCGACCTGCTGCTGATCTCGGCCGGCTGATGCTCCCCACCATCACCCGCGTCCCGGACGTCACGGACGCATTCTCGGATCTGCTCGCGGCCAACCTGACCGGCGTCACCGTGCTGGACGGCCCACGTGCCGCCCAGGAACTGCACGACGACGTCCTGCAGGTCGGGGTCGGCAACTCCGAGAACGCCCGCGCCTACGAGTCCGTGCAGACGGTCGAGGGGTACGGGAACCGGCCCAAGGAGGCCGCGACCATCCATTGCGAGCTGTCGACGTGGTCCGGCAGCCAGGATGCGCAGGCCCGGCCGCTGCGCCGCCGCATCGGGACCTTGCTCGGGCAGATCGACACCCTGCTGCGCGCGCACCCGACGATGTCCGGGGCCTGCGACCGGATCTACCTCGGCCAGCACACCCGCTGGTATGCCCTGCAGTCCGAGGACGGCCCGGGCCTCGGCGTCGAGTTCGCCGTCACCTTCGAGGCGTGGCTGTGACCTCCGGCGTCCGATACACCGGCGTGTCGGGGCTACGGATCGTCAACGCGAAGCTTCGGGACATCCCGCGCGAACTGCGGTCGACGATCCGGCCCCGGCTGGTCGCGGCCGGTGAGATGTTGCGGGCGGCGGCGGCCTCGGAGGCGTCCTGGTCGACGCGGATCCCCGCCTCACTGCGGGTGACGGCGAAGTTCGCGGGCGCCCGGGCCGGCGTGTTCGTCATCGCGTCACAGCGGAAGGCGCCGCACGCCCGGGCGCTGGAGGGCATCAGCGGCAACAGCCAGTTCAGGCACCCGGTGTTCGGCGATGAGGAGGACTGGGTGAGCCAGGCGACGCGCCCGTTCCTGTCGGCGGCGCTCGCACGGCACGGCGACGACGCCGTGGACGCCGTCACCGACGCCATCGACGAAGCCATGCTCACGGAGGGATTCCATTGACCAGCAACGAGAGCACGCCCAACCCCAACGAGATCGTGACCATCCGCAACCACAACTTCGACGGACCTCCCGGCCAGGTCGCCCGCTCGACACTGGCCACGCTCGGCGAGGGCTGGTACGTCGTCGGCGAGGCCGGAGACCCCGAGATCGACGGCCCCCCTGATGTCCCCGGCGACGGGGCAGAAACCGCCCCCTCCACCCCCAAGGAGCACTGATGGCCGCGACCTTCCCGACCCCCCTGGCCGCCTCGACGCGGTTCGTCCAGGCGGGCGTCTCCAAGCTGTATTTCGTCCCCACGATCGCCTCGTCGACGCTCGCGGCGACCCGCGCCGAGCTGAACGCCGGCACCGACGTCACCAACGAGGTCGCGACCATCACCGGGTTCTCGACCACAGCGAGCATGGTGGAGACCTCCGACCTCGGGCACCAGTTCATCCCCACCGTCCCGGGGCACGTCAAGCCTCAGAACAGCTCCATCGAGTTCTGGGGATCAAAGACCGGGACCGACGCGCGGCAGACGTTCCCGCAGCTGACCGCCGGGTTCCTGTGCTTCCTCGACGGGGGCGACACGTCCTCGGCGACGACCACGCTCACCATGGACGTGTACCCGGTGCGGGTCGCCTCCATGTCGATCATCCGTGACGCCGGCGACAAGGCGCTGCAGGTGCACGTCGAGTACGCCATCACCGCGAACCCCGGTGCCAGCGTCGCCGTCCCCGGAAACCCGTGACGGGACCGGTCGACAACGCCATGGGTGGCCTGCGGGAGGCGCTCGAGCAGAAGGTCCGCCGCCGCGCCGTCGTCCAGATCGAACTCTCGGATCCGGGCGACGCGCGACGGCGTGTGGAGGCGGCGCAGGCGGCGCGGATGGCCGTTGTGGGCGCCGCCAGCATCGACGGCGGCGACGTTGACATCTCAGCCCTGGACGCCGAGGTCGAGGCCGCCACGGCGGCCCTGGCGGCGTGCACGGCGCAGGTGCGACTGGCGCAGCCAACCTGGGAGACGGCCGAAGAGATCCAGGCCCGGCACGCCGGGCCTGACGGCGACGTCGACTACTCGGCGGCGCTGCCGGATCTGCTCGCCGCGTGCGCCGAGGACGAGGTGTTGCAGGACGCCGGATGGTGGCGTGACCAGCTGGCGGACCCCCGCTGGTCACCGGCCGAGGTGTCCCAACTGCGGCTTGCCGTCATGCACCTGATCCTGAACGGCCCCAGGGCGTACGTCCCAAAAGACTGACCGCCGACCCTCTTTTCGCCGCACGGGTCGACTACTGCGCGCCCCGCGGCATCCCCTACACGGCGTTCATGGCGTGGTCGCAGCTGGACCAGGACGTCGCGTTGGCCTGGCAGTCCCGGCAGGCGTCCCGGTGCCCCTCCTGCGGCACCTTCGAGGACGAGTGGGGTATGGAGGACGGCCGGCCGACACGGCGGCCGTGGCGGGCGTCGGCGCACCTGTGCCTTGGGTGCCAGGAGCTCGACTCGAAACGCTCCGATCCGAAGCTGGCGGCCGGGATCCCCGGCGTGTCGATCCGGCTGGTCCGCTGTCACACCGATGACCCGCCCGAGCCGTTGAGGAGGTGACTTGCCCCGTGACAACCCGCGTCTCCGACGTTCAGGTGAAGGTCGGCGCAGACTTCGGCGGCTACGAGCTGGCGAACAAGTCGGCGGCGGCGTCGGCGGCGGCGTTCGAACGGGAGCTGGCCAAGGTCGAGGCGCGCCAGGTGCAGATGGCCAAGGTCGAGGAGCAGGCATACCGGGAGGAGACGGCGCGCAACACCAAGCGGGAGACGGATATCCGCACTCTGGCGGGGATGCAGATTCAGGCCGCGGCCGAGGAGGCGTCCCGCAACCAGAAGCGCAGCGAGTCCATCGGCAAGGTCGGTCAGGCCTTCATGGTCAGCGGCGCTGTCATCGGGATCGGTCTCGGGCTGGCCACGAAGGCGGCGATGGACTGGCAGGATTCGTTCGCCGGTGTCGAGAAGGTCGTCTCGGGCTCCCTGGATGGCATGTCGCAGAAGGCGAAAGACACGACCCTGGGTGCGCTGGGCCAGCAGTTGCGGGACCTGTCGAAGACGATCCCGGACACCGTCGAGGGGATCGACGCGGTCGCTGCGTCGGCTGGCCAGCTTGGGGTGGCGATCCCGGACCTGGCGAAGTTCACCTCGGTCGCGGAGATGCTCGGCGCGACTACGACCATGTCCGCGGATGATGCTGCGACGGGGCTGGCGAAGCTCGGGAATGTGATGGGGGTCCTGCCGAAGGACGTTGACCGGGCCGGGTCGTCGTTGTTGGCGCTGGGCAACTATGGGGCGTCGACCGAGCAGCAGATCCTCGACATGTCGGTGCGGATCGCGGGCGCCGGGAAGGTCGTAGGCCTCACTGAGGCGCAGGTGATGGGCTTCTCCAACGCCCTCACCTCGGTGGGGATCGACGCGGAGGAGGGCGGCTCCGCGATCTCCCGCGTGTTCGTCGACATGGCGACCGCGGCCCGTGAGGGTGGGAAGCAGCTCGACGGGTTCGCTCGGGTGTCGGGGATGTCCGCCCAACAGTTCAAGACGGCGTTCGGTCAGGACGCGTCTGGGGCGATGACGTCGTTCCTGACCGGCCTGCACCAGATCAACGCCTCGGGTGGGGATACGTTCGGGACGCTCGACAAGCTCGGGCTCTCGGAGATCCGGGTGCGGGACACGCTGTTGCGTGCGTCGGCCGGGTCGGACCTGCTCACCGCTTCCCTCGCGTTGGGCACCAAGGCGTGGCAGGACAACAACGCCCTGCTGGAGGCCGCCGCGGTCAAGTACGACACGGCGGCGTCTCGGACACAGATCGCCCGGAACAACCTGAACGACGCGGCTATCACGATCGGGCAGACGTTCCTGCCGGCACTGGCGGGCGCTGCGGACAAGGTCGCCGTCCTGGCGAAGGGCTTCGAGGCGCTCCCCGGCCCCGCCAAGAGCGCGCTCGCGGTCATCGGCGGGATCGGCTCGGCCGCGCTGATCCTCGGCGGCGCCGCGATGAGCCTCGTCCCGAAGATCGCCGGGCTGCTGAAGACCCTCGACCAGATGGGCGGTATCGGCGCGAAGGCGGCGACCGGTCTGCGGTCGGCGGGGTCGGCGCTCGCTGGCCCGTGGGGCCTCGCGCTCGCCGCGGGGACGATCGCCCTGGGCTATTGGATCAACAGCGAGGCCGACGCCAAGCAGCGCGTCGACGAGATGCGCAATGCGCTCGACCAGCAGACCGGCGCCATTACGGAGACGAACCGCGCCATGACTGCCAAGCAGCTGACCGACGATGGGGCGACACAGGCTGCGCGCAAACTCGGGATCGACCTCTCCACCCTGACCGATGCCGCCCTCGGCAACGCCGGTGCCCTGACGCAGGTCAACGCGATCCTCGACAATTACACCAAGACGGTCGACGCGAACGGCCGGTCGGTCTACGTCAATGGCACCCAACAGGCGACCTGGGCGAAGCACCTCCAGGACATCCTCGGAGGCTCGAATAGCGACCTGAAACAGTCGCAGCAGGACTGGAAAGACGTCCACGACGCGATGGGCGCGGCCGGCACGCAGGCCGACTCGACGGGCAGCTCGACGTCGGGGCTGACCGGGAAGGTCGACGACCTATCCGGCGGCCTGCAGTCCGCGTCGGACCAGCTGACCGGCTTCTCCACCGCGCTCAAGGCCCTGTACGACCAGGAGCTCGGTGTGGAGGCCGCGCAGGACAGCTTCCAGAAGTCCCTCGACGACCTGGCCGCGGCGAAGGAGAAGACCACCGCGGCGACCACGAAGGCGACCGCCGCGGACAATGCGGCCGCGAAGGTCGCCGGGGACAAGGCGAAGGCGGACGCGCTCGCGCATGGCGAGACCACGAAGCAGGCCGCGGCCGCCGGGAAACTCGCCCACGACCAGTCGTTGGCGAACGCCACACACGCCAGCACGTCGCAGGACGTCGCCGCCGCCCAGTTGCAGGTCCGAGAGACCGCCCGCGCCGCCGTCCAGCAGGGCTACGACCTGATCGACGAGATGGCCAAGCAGGGCGCCTCCAGTGACGAGTTGAGTGCGAAGGCCAAGGAGCTCGGCGACAAGATCTACAACGCCGGGATCAAGGCAGGCCTGTCCAAGACGGAGGCCGAGCACTACCGGGACGCCCTGCTGCAGATCCCCGGCCAGGTGTCGACCAGCTTCGGCACGCCGGGCCTGGACAAGGCCGTCGCCGACATCGAACTCCTGCTGTCGCGGATCGCCCTGGTCAACGGCAAGAAGGTCGCCATTCAGGTCGACGCCAGCGCCGCGAACGTCCGCGAGGACCGCGGCGCAACAGGCGTCAAGCAGCCGTCACAGGCCGCCCCGACGCTGAGCCGGCCGCAGACCCGCGTCCAGGCATCCGGCGGCGTCCTGACCGCATACGCGGGCGGCGGGGAGAACCACGTCGCGCAGATCGCCGCGCCCGGCGACTACCGGATGTGGGCCGAACCCGAAACCGGCGGCGAGGCCTACATCCCGCTGTCGCCAGGCAAGCGGGCCCGGTCGCAGCAGATCCTCGGCGACGTCGCGCAACGCTTCGGAGCGCAGGTGTCCTACGGGTCCAGCCACACCCAGGTGGTGAAAGTCCCGGTGCAGCAGACCCACACGACGCTGTCCCCGATCAACGTCGGGACGATCGTCACCGAGTCGCCGGCCGCGTTCGTCGACTGGGCCGCCCAGCAGCGCGCGTTCTCGTCTGCGCGGCAGGCATGAGCGACATCACGTACGGCGTCACCCTGTCGTCCGGGTCGACGTTCTCGTTCACCGACACCTCGACGACCTACTACCTGGCCGACTACACCCCGGCCGGGATCCGCCGGCGCCGGGACACCTCGACCGCCCCCGATGTGGCTGGCGTCCTGGAGACGGCGTCGGTCCCGGAGGGCGGGACGATCGGCCTGCAGATCCGGGTCGCCGCCACCTCGGGAAGCGCACTGCAGACGGCCGTCGACGCGCTCACGACCGCGTTCAGCGCCGCCGCCTACCAGATGGCCGTCACCTTCGACGGGGTCACCCTCACCTACCGGGCGCGCGCCGCCGACTGGTCCACGCCGATCAGCGAGCTGGCGTTCTCCCACCGGCGCGAGGTCATCCTGTCCGTCCCCGTCGATCCCTACCCCCTGTGAGGTCCTGATGTCTGGCGCTCTGACCGCGACCGAGAAGAACGCCATCCTCAACGCCGAGGGCACGAAGATGGCCTACGCGTCCGCGCACACGGCCGACCCAGGATCGACCGGGACCAGCGAGGCGACCGGTGGCAGTCCCGCCTACGCCCGCAAGCCGGTCGCCTGGAACGCGGCTTCCGCCGGCGCGATGACCGCCTCGACACTCCCCACCTTCGACGTCCCCGCCGGCACTTACGGATGGATCGGGTTCTGGTCGGCCGTGACAGGCGGCACCTACTACGGCAAGCAGACCATCACGTCGCAGACGTTCGCCGGCCAGGACGTCCTGCCCGTCGCCGCGATCACCTGGGACCTCAACGCCACGGCGTCCGCCTGACATGTCCGCGTACGACACCGCGGTTGCCGCCGACAGCCCTCTCGCCTACTGGAAGCTGTCGGACCCGTCCGGGACGACGGTCCAGGACTCCGGTGGCGGATCCCACTCCGGCAGCTACGTGGGGACGCCGACGCTCGCCGCGACCGGCATCATGCCGCGCGATACCACCGACACCGCGGTCACCTTCGACGGGTCCACACAGTGGGCGACCGTCGCCCAGGCGTCATGGCAGAACGCCACCACCTACAGCGCCGATGCATGGATCCGGCCCACATCCCTGTCGCACGGCATCGCCATTGCCAGCCAGGACCCGGGCGGCGGCAGCAACAACCGGCGCTACCAGTTCAGGGTCGAGACGACCGGCGCCCTCACCGCCATCATCTTCATCGGCACCACCGCGTTCACGGCCACATCCGCGACCGGCGCGATCAACATCAACACCGTGTACCACGTCGCGTTCACGTTCGACGGCACCAATGTGCGGGTGTTCATCAACGGATCGCAGGCCGGGATCACTGCCGCGTCCGGAAGCATGAACACGACCACAGTTACCGACACCCTTTACCTAGGGCGCATCGCCAGCGCCGGCTGGTCGTGGGCCGGCAAGCTGGAGAAGATCGCAATCTATGGGGCGGCGTTGTCGGCCGCCCGGGTGCTCGCCCACTACCAGTCTGGCGCGGCCATCGCCGCCACAGGCAGCCTTGGATTCCAGGGGGTCGCACGGCAGGCCGAGATCGGCGCTGGGAGCCTCGGCGTCCGAGGGTCCACGCGCGTCGCTGTCGTCGCCGCTGGCAGCCTCGGCGCCGAGGGATCCATGACCATCCTGCCGGCCACCTTCCCGGCCACCCCCGCACCGAGCCTCCCCGGGACGTTCGACCCCGCCTACCAGCCCGGGACATCGCCGGCCCTGCATCAGCCGATCCGCCGGGCGTCCAGGGTCTACAACGCCGCCACCCTCGACAGCCGCGGCCTGCCCGTCCAGCCCTGGGATTACGCCTCCGTCACCGAGGAAGACTGGGGCTGGCGGCGGATCGTCATCGACGGCACCGACCGCACCTACTTCAACGCCGACAACGGAATGCCGACGATCACCGTCGACTACGAGCTGGCCGAACCGTTCGGCTGCGGACCCGGCACCCTGACCGCGCTGCTCGCCTCCCCCTACCAGGCCGCCCCGTCATGGCTGGTCGCCGGGAAGGCCGTCGACGTCGTCCGGCTTCACCCGGACGGCACCACAACCACAATCCTGTGGTCCGGGGAGATCTCCGCGAACGGCGTCGTGATTGACCAGCGGTCCCGGAAGGTGACCTGCGAGCTCATCGGCGACTTGTGGGCCGGCGACACCCAGACCCACAAGCCGCCGCTGTACCGGGCCGAAACCGACTGCGGCACAGTCGTCCCGGACACCCTGAACGCCATCGTGAACCGGCGAGTCAACTCGATCTCTCGGGTGACGACCGGGGTCACGACCAGCGCCCGCGGCGCCTCCACCGACACCCCGATTTCGTTCTGCCAGCAGCTGCTGGCCACCATGACGACGGACGACGGGTCATCGCAGTGGACGATCGGGCGGACCGCCTCGAGCCGGGCGTATCAGCTGCGGCTCAAGGACATGTCCACTGTCAACTGGACTGTCCGGTTCGGGCAGCCCGGCGCGCAGGTCAGTCTCGCCCGTGACCCCCGGTCGGCGCCGAACCGGATCTACGCGTCCGGCGTCGATGTCAACGGCTACGCATGGGGGAACTGGAAGTACCCGAACTACAGCCCCGACAACGCGCCCGCCTACCCGTTCGGGTCGCCGTCGACCGTGATGACGATCGGCACCACCGACGGGTTAACCACGTCAGGGACCGGTGTCAGCGACTGGCAGAAGCGCGTCGACAGCCTCGGCATCCCCGGCGCCAAGGTCGCCATCGACGGCGCCTACAGCTCCCAGGACGCCGCGGCCTGCCGGATCGTCCAGAAGGCCTACGGCATCACCATCGACGGCGTGGTGGGCCCGCAGACGTGGGCGGCCAGCTTCAACGTCGGCGCGAACGGCGGTTCCCTGGACGGCGCATTCCGGATGCCGCTGGCGTACAACGCCGCCACCATGCCGCGGCTGTACCAGGCCGACGGGTCCGATGCTGGCGCCAACAGCGGGTGGGATCCGACGCTGCTGGTCGTCGACCGCGACGAGGACATGGGCGCCGGCATCTCCAAGGCGCAAGCGGTCCGCTCCGCTGCGGCCGAGTTCGCGCGGAATGCGACGCCCGGGCTGGCCGGGGAGATCATCCTGACCGGTGACCCGCGGGAAGGTTCCCGGTTCGACGTCCGCGAGGGCCACAACATCAAGGTGTTGGGGTTCCAGGGCGCCGACGTCCTCGTGCACATCGCGCACGTCCAGGTGTCCGGCATGACGGTCCGCCTGACCGTGGATGAGCGGGGCCGGGACCTGATCACCCTGGCGGGGATCCTGACCCGGGACGCCGCCGCAGCCAGTGACCCGGCGCGGATGCCGGCCCGGAAGTACCGCCGGTCCGTGCTCTCCCGTGACGCGGTCGTCGACTTCGACTCCGAGTCGCCGGCCGGGAAGGTCCCGGACTTCGCGCTGTTCGGTGGCCTGTGGTCGGTGATTCACATTCCGGTGTCGCAGCAGGGGACGGTCGCCGAGATGGAGCTGACCACGCACGGTCCGGCGTCGCCGTTCGTCGTGGCGTTCTTCGGCGACGCGGTGACCGCAAATTTCATGGTGTCGCACGTGGGTGCGAACCCGCTGGTCGACCGCGGGGACGGCTACGGGCCGTTCGACTGGGACTACGACAACCTGCTCACCGCCGGGTTCATCGAGGCGATCGGCGGGCCCGGGCAGGCGGCCGGCTACGACCGCGGCTACCAGACGTCCCCATTCACTGGCGGAAGCACGCCGCTGACGGGGAAATTGCGCAGCACGGCCGGCTTCCAGTACCGGTCGGTGCGGCCACCGTGGCTGTGGCTGGCGTTCTTCTCGCCGAACAGCACCCGGATTAACGGGCGGATGGTTCCGGCTCCGGTGAGTATATGAGTGACTGGACGACGGGCCCGGTCATCGACTTCCCGGTCGATGACAATGCGTTCGCGTCGCAGTTCTTATGGGGGGCGTCGGCCGCCGCGTTCACGGACGTCACCACGACGGCTCCCCTGAACGCCTACCCAGGGCATTGGTCAATGCCACCCTCAGATCTCCCATGGGGAAGTTTCCCGACATACCTGCAATGGCTAGTGAATCTTCCGGCGTCGAACAACCCGGAAGGATCAGCATCCGAGTGGGGCGTCAGCCTGAAATACATCCGCGAGCAGATCATGGCCGTGAATGACACGATGGTCCCCTCCCCGCCATCAGGGTTCATCCTGGAATGGGAGTCGCCGCACGGTGAGCCGGCAGGGCCGCTGCGGTTGGACAACGTCCACCTCGACATTGGTGGCGGACGGCACGGGTCCCCGGGCGCCTTGGGCAGCGTCGACTGGTACTTCGGCTACCGGATGGACTGGGTCACCGCGGCGCATATTGGAGCGTTCACCTACGACGTGGCGGCCCCACCCGCGCTGGCCACCATCCCCTACAACGCGAGCGGAGGGGTAGCGGGATGGGAGGGCATTGGCGGTGTGGGAGATATCGGATTGCCAGGGTTCACGTCGGTCCTTTCCGGGACCGTGAACCTGGACACCGATCAGGCCCCTGGGAGCGACTACAACACCGACTTTCAATCCGTTGGGGTCGGGTCGGCTCCTGAGTTCGTTGGTCGCGACTGGCTGCAATTCGCGGCATGGGACTCCTACCTCCTCAGCGGGGTGGGCCCTCCATGGCTTGGGGAACCACGGGCCGAATGGTCTACAACAGCGACGATCACCCAATATCCGACTTCCGGCCCCTACATCCCGCGAGTGCGGATCCTCGGACAGATGCCGCGGTACCGGTATCTGCGTGAAGGGCTGGCGCCGCCCCTGTTTCAGGTGCAACGCCAGGGCGGACTCGACGGCCACGCCTACACGGCGGTGCAACGGTCAACGCGCCAATCGTCGCCCCTGCAGGCCGGGATGCTCTAACCCTTCAACCGATCCATGTCTTCTCACATCTCCTGAAAGGATCCGGCGCATGGCCAGCGTGACCGTCACGACGAGCCCGACCACCCTGGATGCCGCGGCGTCCACCCGGCTGATGAACATCTCCAACACTGGGCCCGGGTTCGTGACGTTGTCGTCCGGTGCGAAGGTCGGGCCTGGGCAGGCCACGCAGGTGCTCGTCACGGCGGGGATCGCGCTGACGGCGACGACCGGCGTGGGCACCGCAGTGGTCACCGTGGACCCGACGCCGGTGAGCACCCCGGCCGCGCCACCGGCGGGCGCACCGGACTATGACCCTGCCGGCTCGGCCGCCGCGGTCGCTGCCGCCCTTCCGGGCACCTATGCACCCCTCCCGGCGGCGAAGTTCGGAACGCGTCGGACCCTGCCGAGGCGCAGTCAGGTGGATGTCGTGATGGCATCCCCGCCTACGGTTGGCGCGCTGGCGACCGCGACCGCGATCGTCTCGGCCATCGCATGGAAGCCGGTCGGCGAGTCCGGCGGATCGACCGCCTTGCAGACCAGCAGGTATTTCGCCTACACGCAGGGCGCGGCCATCGCCCCCTACGGCACGAGCAGCCCCAATAGCCTCTATGTGACCTCGAACAGCATCACCGGGGCCACCAACGACACGAAGATGCCGAGCATCGGATATGAGTTTGAGTACTCCGGTGCGGGTGCGCTCGAACTGCTGTTCAAGGGAATCACGAGTTTTTACCGGCTGTGGGTCGACGGTGAGCTTGTCGCGTCGGCCGCGACCAGTGTGGGCAACACCGGCAGCGTCTACTTCCTGCCCGTCACCTTCGCCGCCAGGGGTCAGCATCGGATCAGGCTGGACTCTACGGGCGTGTTCGGTGGGGTCATGACCGGACCCACCGACAGCGTGTGGGCGCCGGAGGTGCGCGGCCCCCGAGTGATCGTCATGGGCGACTCCTACACCGCTGGCACAGGGTCGAATGGGTACGGCGTGACGAACTGGGTCCGCAAGATGGCCTCTGCGTTGGGCTGGCCCGACGTGTGGTCCTCGGGGATCGGTGGGACCGGGTACATCAACCCGGGCGGCGGGGGGACGGTCAAGTTCGGGGACCGTGTCGCCGCGGATGTGATCGCCTATGCACCCGATCTGGTGATCTGGGAAGGCGGCCACAACGATACGGCTTCGTCCGCCGCTGCCGTCCAGGCCGCCGCGGCCGCATGCTTCGCGCAGGTCGCCGCCGCGCTCCCGAGCACACGCCAGATCGTCCTGGGCGTGCTGTGGAATTCCGGTGTCGAAGCAGTCACTACGGCGGTCCTCGACACCGACGCCGCGCTCCAGACCGCCGCGGTCGTGGCAGGGTTGCCGTTTATCCCGTTCCTCACCGGCCCTACCGACAATGCTGGATCCACGACCCTGTCCGCGCAGGCCAGCAGCGGCGCCACCACCGTGAGTGTGGCCGCCGTATTCACCCCGATCCGCTCCACCGTCGAGATCGACACCGGGGCCGCGCGGGAGCGGCGCATCGTCACGAACATTTCCGGTGTCGGCCCCTACACGTACACCCTGAACGCGGCCCTGAGCGCCACCCATGCGTCAGGGGCGGCCGTCACGGCGGTGGGGGCGAACTTCTGGACCGGCACCGGCAAGGTCGGTACGACCACGGGCGTAGGCAACTGTGACGTGATCGTGTCAAGCGATGGCACGCACCTGTCCCAGGAGGGCCATGACCAACTCGGCCTCTATGTCGCCGACCAGATTGCCGGCCGCTTCCTGGCCGCCTGACCGTTGGGCATAATGTCGCGGCTACGCAGCATCCCGCCACCACCAGACCGGAGGCCCCGAGCAACCCCCAGCTCGGGGCCTTCGCCATGCAACGCCTGAAACCTGGAGGACCGCAGTGACCGTCTTCGTCGCTGACATCTCTTCGTATCAGGCGGGTCTGCGGATCGCCGACCTGCAGGCGGCCGGATACTCCGCAGTGATCGTGAAGTGCACGGAGGCCGGCGGGTACGTCAACCCTTACTTCGCGGGCTGGGTCGATGAGGCGCTGGCCCTGAACTTCCCCGTCGCCAGCTACCACTTCGTGCACCCGGGGAACTACGACGCGCAGGCCGCGAACATTCACCGCGTCGACCCGCCCCCGATCCCGATCTGGCTGGACACCGAGGCGGGCGCGACCCGCGATGACGCCTACGCCATCGCCGACCGGCTGCGGGCCCTCGGCCAGACCCTCGCCGGGATCTACTTCGGGGCCAAGCCCGAGGCGGGCTACGGCGGGTGGTGGCGCGCCGACTACCTCTCCAACCCGGCCGGCACCATCACCGGGGTGTACGCCGCGCACGGCGGCGACAGCAACCCGCAGTGGATCGGCGAAGACCTCTGGCAGTACGGGTCCCGGATCGCCATCCCCGGGCACGCGAACCTCGACGCGTCGGCGTTCCGGGGCACTCTCGACCAGATGCTCGCGCACGGATGGTTCCAGCACCGTTCCATTGACCCGATCACGATCACCAAGGGAGACACGGACATGATTGTTGCCGCGCAGTCCGCTACGAACGTCGTCGTTATCGCCGGCAGCCAGGTCATCCCGATCCCGGCAGGGGAGGCCCCGTACTGGTGCAAGCTCACCGGCCAGGACCCGGCGGCGCTTCCCGGTGTCGGCTCGACCATGCTCGGCCGGCTCGCCACCGTCGACGTCGCCGCGCTCACCACCGCCCTGGCGGGCCCGCTCGCCGCCGCTGTCGCTGCGGACCTGCCGAGCTCTCCGGCCGGCACCCTGACCGCAGCGCAGGTCGAGGCGGCCGCTGAGCAGGCGGTGCGCACGGTACTGCACGGCGCCTGACCCTTCGTCCTGAGTCCACCAGGCCGGGGGGCCGCACGAGCAGGGAGAGCACGGCATGAGCTGGGATGCCCTCGCGGTGATCCTTGGACCTGGCGGCGCAGTCGTCGTCCTCATCGAGATGATCCGCCGGGATCGGGCGACGCGCCGCCGCGACGAGGCCGCCAAGGTGGTCCAGGTCGCCACCGCGGTGGAGGCGAAGGCCGCTGCCGTTGAGGCGAAGGAGAAGGCCGCCGAGGCGGCCGACCTCGCACGGCCGACCGGCAATGGCTTCGCCGGCTCCACGACGTCCGACCTGAAGGCGATCCTCGCGGGTCAGGCACGCTCTGAGGCGGCGCAGGCCCGGATGGAGGAGGCGCAGCGGCAGCAGATCGACTCCGCTGGCCGCACCGTGGAACGTCTCAACCATGTCGCGGAGCGCCTCGACCAGCACATCGACGACCACATGCGTGGTCTGCTCAAGGCGAAGGAGGACGCGTAATGCCTCTCGTGACCGCGGTGCTGTTCCTGGTGGCGGTGATCCTGCTCGTGCTCGCGGCGTTCGGGGTCCCGTCGCGGGTGTCCTGGGTGTGCCTGGCGGCGGCTTGCGCCCTGCTCGCCTACGCCCTCCCCGCGTTGAAGGCTGGCCTGTGATGGGCAGGTACCGGAAGGGCCTCGTCGCTGCCGCTGGCCTGCTCGCGCAGGCTGTGGCGGCCGGGATCATCCCCGCGCCATACGACAAGTGGGCGGCGATCTTCCTGGCCGCGCTGACGGCGGCCGGCGTGTACGCCGTCCCCAACACGATCCGCGGTCCGTTGACCGCACGGGAGGTCCTGAAGTGACCGTCGTCGAGCATGAGGGCACGCTGTACGGGCTGGGCCGGACCGTCTGGCACGACCCCGCCTCTTGGGGATTCCAGGCCGCCACCGCGCCGCTCAAGACCACGTGGCACAAGCGGCTCGGGCCGATCCTCGACCAGGGCCAGCTCGGCGCGTGCACCGGGTTCGCGACCGCCGGGGCGATGAACACCGAACCGATCGAGCACGCGGGCCGCCGGCTCCTGGGCAACGCCGACGCCATCGCGCTCTACTCGTGGGCGACGCACCACGACCCCTACCCGGGCGCGTACCCCCCGCAGGACACCGGCTCGTCGGGGTTGGCGGCGGCGAAGGCCGCGAAGCGTCTCGGGCTCATCGCCGGCTACTCCCACGCGTTCGGGATCGACCACGTCCTCGGCGCGCTCGTCGTCGGCCCGATCATCGTCGGCGTCCCGTGGCGAAAGCCGATGTTCGACCCGGCCCCGGTCACGGGGATCCTGTCGATCGACGGCCCCGACGAGGGCGGCCACGAGCTGGAGCTGTGCGGCGTCGACGTCGAGCGGGAACTCGTCGTGGTCCCGAACTCGTGGGGAACCGGGTGGGGGATTCCGGCACCGGAGTGCGGGATCACCACGCCGGGCACGTGCCGGATCCGGTTCACCGACCTCGACGCGCTACTGCGTGCGGGCGGCGACGCGACGGTGCTGCGGCCGGCGGCGGGCTGATGCGCATCATCATCATCGACGACCACGGCGACGCCATCATGGCGGCGCTGAAGACCATCAACGAAAGGATCAATCACATGGCCACTCAGGCCGACATCGACGCTCTGACCACCCAGGTCACCGACCTCACCACGGGGCTCACCGCCTCCCTGACGGGCATCCAGGCCGACCTGGACGCCCTGGTCGCCGCCAACCCGGGCGTGGACGTGACGGCGCTGCAGGCGTCCGTCAGCGCCCTGTCCACGCAGGTCACTCAGGCGGGCACGATCGACGCCGAGCGCTGACCCCTGGTCGCGTCCGGGACTCTCCCGGACCCGGGCGCACGGCGGCCCCTCACCTTCGGGTGGGGGGCCGCTTTCGTCGTTTGCTCAGGTGGTGCGCCAGTCCCGGCCGTCGTCGACCCGCGTGCACGCGCGGAGCAGCTCGTCGCGCAGACGGTAGTACTCCCGCCGCGCCGTCTTCGATGCTTCGTCGGGCTGGTGGTCGCCAAGCGCCTCGATCGCGAGCGTTGAAGCGGTGTCTTCGGCTGCGTTCATCGCGTCCTGCGCGAGCCTCCACAGCGTGGGCGGTGGTTGTACGGTTCCGTTCACGGTCGCCTCCTCAGTAGGCGGTCGAGGCCCGGGCTCGGTGTTCGCGCACCTGGCCGGGGCCGTCCTGCTATCTACGCCACGGGCCGCGCAGGGCCCGGGACACTCCGATGACCGTGCCAGCGAACGCCACGAACCAGATGGCCGCGCTGACCCCGACCGTTGCGGAGCCGGCCAGCGCGCCGGACGCGACGCGGGCCACGATCAGCCCCGCGGCGAGCGCCAGCGCGGTCGTCAGGGTCGGGTGCCGGCGCCCCCACGGATCGGCGTATTCCTCGGCGTCCTGCTCCAGGTACTGCTCCATGACGTCCTCCCGAGACGTGATCCTCCCGTCACGGTACGGCGCGCGGGGCCGGCCCGGGGCTGGATGGAGAAGCACTTGTGCCGTCATGTGTCCGAGTATGCGTCAAACCAACACCGTGTTGCAACACGCCGAGCGACATTGTGTTGACGCCGTCTCAGTTCTGCGACTAGCGTCGCACCCATGGCACCCACCACCCCCCGAACCGACAAGCAGCGGCTCGCCGACCTGCTGCTCGGCCAGCCCGTTGAGGAGTGGATCGCCGCGCGTCGCCCCGACACCTCCTGGGAGAAGATCGCCGCCGAGCTGACGCAGGCGACCCAGGGCGGCATCGAGGTCACCGACATGACGGTCCGCCGCTGGATGACCGACCAGCTCGACGACATCGCAACTGACACCGCCTCGGCAGGTGCGATGTGAGCGCCCGCGGCGGATTTCCACCGGCGGCGGTCGGACGCCAGACCTGCACCTGCCCTGAGTGCGTCCTGGCCGAGGCCCGGCAGATCGAGCGCCGCGGTGGTGCCCGGTGAGCACCGCCGCGCAGCGCGCTCACCAGATGGCCGAGCAGGGCGCCGCCGCCCACCGCGCCGCCACCGACCCCACCCCAGCCGAGCGCTACGCGACCGAACGCGCCGCAGGCTTCAACCGCGCCGAAGCATTCCTCTTCACCGCGGTCTACCTGACCGGGCTCCACGCCCGAGACGACGCCGCGCTCGGCGCCGACGTCCGCCAGCTCTTCGTCGCTCACCGCGCCGACCACCCGGGAGCGACGTCGTGACCGCCCCTCAGTCGGCCGAGGGGCCGCAGCCCACCTACCTCGGAGACTCCGTCTACGCCGAGTTCGACGGGTGGTTCATCAAGCTCCTCGCGAACGGCGGCAGCGAGGTCATCTTCATCGAGCCGCGCGTCTTCAAGGCGCTCCTCCAGTACGCCCTCGCCTGCGGGGTCTACGTGCCGGCGGTGACCCCATGAGCCTCGCCTACGACATCGGCAACATCGCCGCCGTCACCTACCTGGCGCTGGCCGCCCTCGCCCTGCTCGGGCTCATCGGGATGGCCGCCGGCCCCGAACTCCTCAACGCCTACCAGGAATCCCGGCTCGTCGTCCGGCACGGCAACCGGCGCCGGCAGGCGCACCGCGGCGACGGCCCCGCCACCACCGGCATCCAGGTCCTTGACCGGCTGCTCGCCGAGGCGACCCGGTGACCATCCTGCGCGCCGCCGACCGGCGCATCCACCGGGCACTGAACCCCGCCTGGTGCGACCGGTGCGGCAAGCCCATCCACGGCCGGTCCAGGGTCCAACTCCGCGCCGTCAGCCCCGGAATGATCCTCCGCGTCGAGCTCCACCGCCGGTGCCCAATCACCTGGACCGACCGAGGTCGGTTCCTCGGCGACACCCTGCTCGCCTGGGTGTTGACCGTCGCCGCTGTCGCTGTCGTCCTCGGCGCCCTGTCGATCGTGACGGGCGGCCCGCGGTGAACGGCCAGACCTGGACGCAGGGCATCGACCCGCGCTCCTTCGAGGCAGGGATCGGCGCGGGCTTCATCGTCGCCGCCGCCGTCCTGGCCATCACCGAGGCGCTCAACACCGGGGCCCGGGCCGTCCGCCGCGCCTGGGACCGCAGACGCACCACCTGAGACGCGCCCGGGCCAGCCGACGCCGACCGTCGAGCTCGGCGGCCCGGGCCAACCACCCGCAAACGAAAGCAGGCCCCGCCGAAGCGGGGCCGCCCTCAACAGGAAGAGTAACCGATGACCACCCGAGACGCCGCCGTCAAGGCGCTGCGCCTGCTGGCCGACCGCATCGAGGCCGACCCCGAGTTCCCCACGCCCTACAAGGTCGACAGCCTCAATTGCTCCAGCAGGCCGACCATCTACTGGTTCCCCGGCGGAAGTGCCGACAAGGCCACCGCTGCGGCCGCCGAGATTCGCCGCCAGATCGGCGGGACCTGGGCCAAGACCGTGCCCGACCCGGAGGCGCTCGCCTCCGTCCCGATGGTCGAGGTGACCCGCGAGGTTGAGACGTTCGAGTGGGACTGCGCGCCGATCCTGGCCACGACGGCGGTGACCGAGTGACCACGTACTACAAGGCCACCCAACCCAACGGAACCGACTTCCACTCCGGCCGCGTCGACTACGCCGCCGCCCTCGCCAGCGGCGAACCGGTCACCCACCCCATCGGGAACGTCCACTCGAAAAGCACGGCCGGTTACCTGTCCGTGTCCGTGTCGCCGACGGACTGCACCGGCGCGGCGTGGCCGTGCCGCCTGTTCCGCGTCGAGCCCATCGGCGAGGTCGGGACGCTCGGCACCTATCCGTCGAAGCGTTTAGTCGCCGCGCTGCGCGTCGTCGAAGAGCTGCCCGCCGTCGAGGCGCTCGGCCCGCAAGGTCAGGCGATCGTCGCGCTGATCGAGCGGGCGCGGGCGCTCACCCTCCAGGAGGTCAACGATCTGGACGCCGCCGGACTCGCGGCACGGAAGGCCTTCGCCAGTTCCGCCGCCTGGGCCGTCGCCTGGGCCGCCGCCGGGGACGCCGCCGGGGACGCCGCCAGGGCCGCCGCCGTCCGCGACCTCATCGGCACCACCTTCACCCAGGAGCAGTACGACCTGCTCACCACGCCGTGGCGCACGGCGATCGGCCGCGTGCACCCGGATGACGCCGACCTGCGCACCCCCGCGGCGGTGACCGAGTGACCTGGGTGACCGACCGGCCCGCACCCCGCCGGATCCCTCGCGCGCACGCCGCGATCGCAGGCCACCAGGCGGCGGTCCTGGCCGGCGACGTGACCCGGTGGGCGCCCACCCCCACCACCAC